ACTTTGTCTTCCGATATGCGTCCTTGAGCCATCTCACGGGCTTCACGAACAGTACGAGCCACAACGCCTGCACCTGCAAGGCTCTTCCCGTAATAATCCAACCCTTTTCGGGCTGCTGACCTGATGTATTGGGGGACATCCAGATTCACCTCTCTCTGCTCGACACGATCCTCGGACTCGTCCTCGTCTTCTTCAATCTCGTCCTCTTCCTCGATTGGTTCGGGGAGCGGGTCAATCTTGGTGAGGGTGGAGAACTTGTGGCCGACGAGAACTTCGGTTGGTCGCCAACCGTTGTCGTACTCCTCATAGATTCGGATGAGCGCAGCAGGATCATCCTCCGTTGCCTCGATGCTGAACTCGGTGCCAGGCACACCCAACGTGCCTTCACGCATCACATGTTCGATGCGACCTCGAGCCGTACCACCGGACGAATCCCAGCGCACGAAGTCGCCTTCGGTCAGTTCGTTCGGTAATGCTCGTTCACCACCAGGCTCCATGTCCTCAGCGATAGATACTGCAACCATCTGATCGATGGCATCCTGTTTCGTTCCGTGACAGCCGATCACTTCACCGTCCTCCTTCTCGACAGCCCAACCTGAGCAGTTCGGGTTTGTGTTGCTAATGAAGTACGGCATCAGACAGGCTCCGTCAACCAAGAAATGTTGTGACCATTCTTCGTCGAAACACAATACAGAATGTCCGTTGGGGAGATAACCAAATCCAACGCCTCCAACTTGCTCAACAAGTAGCCGGTCGAAGTCGTCACATTAGACCCGCCGATATAGCACTCGGTCGTATTGTCATTGTTCTTGATATGCATCTTGTACGGATTGCCACCATGAAATCCGAGCAAAGTGCCGTCAACAGGTGTAGGAACCGTGCCAACTGATGTCACACCATGATAGAACGCCACTCAAACCTCACACCAACAGAAGCAACTCAGCTTCATCTTCTAGTATTGACCATGTTACTTCACTAGTAGCAGACGCCGACAAGGACACAACAGATGATCCTGAAACAACAATTCGCTCAGGGACACGAGGCAACTCAACCTCAACCGAAACAACTGAAACCTTCTCAACAGGAACCTTCGGTTGCCGATACCAAGGATTCCCACCAGACGGATACGAAGGAGTCGGAGTCGGCTGAGGAACAACCGTCGCCTGAGCAGACCCAACCATCGACCCCAACTGCCCGTCGGCGTAAGGCCGCACAAGAACCGACGACGTAGCCAACCCAACACCAGCACCCAACCCAGCCACCGCCGCCACGCTGTGAACCACAATCGGCGACACAGACCCCGAGACAGAACCCAGCACCGCCGACCCGACAGCCTGATGCGACACCGAAGCAGAAACCGAACCAGCCAAACCACCCAACTCGGCCACACCAACCGCCTGAACCGCGACAACAACATCGGCGACAGCCGACCCAGCCAACCCACCCAACCCAGCCGAACCAACCGCAGTCGTCGTGAAAGGGAATGCTCCGTCTAAGCCGACAGAGAAATCATTTAGCGTCGAAGCATCGAGAATGAATCTTGTCTTCGGTGTGCCGTTATCAGTCCCATCGAAGGTGACTGTCGCCTGATCGTAACCATAGAGACCGCTGTCATAGTTGACGGTCATAACTATTCCTCTGGCTGTGCTTCAGCCTCATCAGGTATTTCAATGATTTCGATGATGTTATCGTTTGGCTTTGATGGGTCATGGCCGCCAATCCCGTACACAACTTCTCTACTCATGCCACCCTCAATGCAACCAAAATCCTGTTATTTGTGGTGGAAGTAGGAGAAGCAGTTGCGAATGCTCCTGTCACACCGGTCTGTGTCCAGCCAGGTTGCAGGCCGAATGATGCAGTCAATGGTACTTGACCAAATGGATATGCATCCGCGACTTGAAGGAATGAATGTGTGCCAGTAGTTGAATTGACTACATGAGCCAGCCAATACCATCCAGGATTCAAGGTTTGATTTATTGTTATTGAATAAATCGTGGTTGTTGCGGTGACAGAAACTGTTCCAGCATCCAGCAGAACGGTTGATGGTTGTTTATTGGAATTGTTATAGATACCGAGTCGCACCGTTGAAGTTCCAGTAACCGTTGAGCTTGTTCTACAAGCAATTCTGTCAAATGTGGTTGTCTTCTCAACAAGAAATGGCAAATAGCTGACAGTTCCAGTAGTTGTTGTTGTTGTTGCAGTTGTGGCCGTATTTGATGAAGTTGTGTAATAAGTTCCTGACGCTAGACCAGATGAGGCGATGGCGTTCGATTGCTGTGTCAAATAATCAAGACTTGTCGTGACAGCAGAGTTATCGATTCCGACTTTTGCTTCTAACGCTTCGATGGCGTCGTTTGCGTTGGCGTGTTGTGCAGAATGCGAAGGGTTATCAAGGCCGTCGGTTGAGGTTGGGTTTGTGAGTGAATCCAGCGACGTAGGGAAGTTGGTTGCCATGAGGCTACGACGCAATGGTGAGTGAGGTGGTGAGTGAGCCGGAGGCGATGGTGTAGGTGTCGCCTGCGGTGTACGGGTTACCGGTGATCGTGCCGGAGAACAGGAAGTTGCCAGCCGTTGACGCATCCCAAACGGTGAAGTGTGTGGCGTCTTCTGAGCCTGCGATGTTCGTCCAACTGATCTCGGCATCTGAGGCGATTGATCCGCTCGATGCTGCGGCGAACGAGATTGACTTGCGTGTCGTTTCGGTTGCTGGGTTGGCTGTTCCGTTTGCGCCTGGGTCGCCGACATGCAGTTTGATGTAGGCGGTCGTCACAGCGAACGAGGTGTTGTTGCCCATCGCATCGAGCCACTTGTTCGCCATGTAGGAGGAGATTCCTGTCGCCATTAGTCCTCAACCCTTTCAATGATGTTCACGATTCGGCCATGCTCATCGCGTTCAACGGTGCGAATCGTCGGCTTGGATTCTGGGACATTCACACGCACAACAGTCTCGGGAACATTGATGACGGGTGCTGGCACGTTGACTGCTGGCGGGGTGTAGTTCACCACAACCTCAGGCATCGTGATCGACATGTCTTGTGACTTCACCTCATAAGCGGAGGTGGGGTCGGCTGGATTGACGGTGGAGATCGGTTGCAACTGTGTGGATGGGAGGCCTGTGTGGTTGATGGCGGGCAGTTCGAGCGCGGACAGCACTTCGGCTGGGTCGAAGCCTGCGAGGATGAGACGCTGAGCAATCAGGCTCTTCCGATCCAACTCAGCGAGGTTGGCTGCGTTGATGTCGACGTTGGCGAGCGGGACACGGTACGAGTCTCCGCCTTCGACTGGCGACATGTCCTCGATGCGGTGGATGTCGTTGATGGAGAGGAAGCCTGCCTGGATGCCGGTGGAAAATGCCGCGTAGCGGGAGGCTTGGTCGCCTCGGAGCAGACCGTCAACATTGAACTTCAGAAAGGCTCGGTTGTCGAGAATCTTCTGGTAGCCGTCCTCGATCTTGGCGATGTAGGGGCGGAGCGTGTGCTGGACGAAGTGGATGCCGTTCTGTTCCACCGACGCATACGACATCGCACCAGGCGTCGTCACACCCAGCATCGATGGTGGGCAACGGAATGTGCGAGCAATCTCTTCGACTGCGAAGCGTCGCGACTCTAGGAACTGTGCCGAGTCATTGTCGACGGTGGTCTTGTTGAAGGTTGCGCCACCGAACAAGATGCCTGGGCGATGCGAACGACGCAAACCTTTGTGGCCTTGCTCGAAGCCGTCCACCAAATCTTTCGCCTGCTCGCGAGTCAGATTGCCTGGGAACTCGATGATGCCGGACGCTGAGGAGCCTTGGCCGAAGAATCGTGCAGCGAACTCCTCCAACGCTTTCGCCAACCCAAGATTCTCTTTCACCAGATCGATTCGTGAACGACCACGCAACTCACCAGGCATACGCAACTCGGTGATGTGAATCATGTCCTCAGCCTGAATCACATCACGCTGCTCGAAGATGTAGATCGGGCGACGAGTCACACGGTCACGAGAACATTCAACACGCTGAGGATTCAACACCACCAACCCAGCAACCCCAGCATCATCCCGCAGAATGCGAGTGAACGAGTTACCATCCAACAGCAGAGACACCAGAACCTGCTGGAAGTGTTCGGTGCGGGTTACACCTGACTCTGGGTAGTCAAGCCATGTTGGGCGTGGGCGAAACGGGCGACGCTCACCATCAACCCGAATGAACGTGTCAACGGGGAGTGTGGAGATGGAGTCGGCGATCAGACGCACACACGCATAGACCGCCTCAATCTTCAGCGAATCATTCTGTGTGATGACGGTGCCAGCGTTCGTCGAAACGGTGAACCCATCACCGGCGGCGAACAGCGATTGGAAAGAGACAGCTCGGTTCTCTCCACCAGGCAACAGACGCGACAACATTATTTCGACTTCTTCCTCTCACCACGTTCTGCTGCGATCACCAATAGAAGCACCATCAGACCTGAACAGATCAGGCCTGCTGGAACTGAGATCAAGAATACCCCAACTGCGATGAGTGTGAGGGCGAACAATTCCAACAGAAGCATCATAAGCATCC